TTCAAATTCTTCAACAGTAAACCTATGAAAAGAATTCTGGTTGGGGTAGTTAGTGTCTATAAAAGCTTCCGTACCCTCTTTATACAATTGATATGGTTTGGCAATAAATTTAACGTATTTCATTTTAAGAAGCAGAAATGTAATCACCAATATACCACAACATTCTAGTGAGCTTGTTGTTGTCTATAAGACCATTTGGGGTGTAGTATGGATCTAGAATGCCTCCAATGTCATTGCTTAATCGAGATTCGATTTCATCGATAATATCTTCAGCAAATTTGTCTAATGCTTTCTTTTGTTCGTCAGTTAGTTCGTAGTTTGAGTGTCCCATATTAATTGATATAATTGTTAGCTGTTTTATATTGTTTATGCCAAAGCACATGATCTGTGATGTCTTCTTTTGTCACCATATTAAATTCCATTTCTTACTACACTATTAAAGTACCATTCATCTTTTTCCGAGCAAGGAGCTTTGATCCACTCTCCCCCATTATTCATACACCAGAAGCTTCCATTCTCATACTTAAATGAATAATCAAAGCGTTCACGGTATATTGCTCTGCCGGGGTTTAACATACACCAATTTAAAACTTCAGATAGCTTCATGTTACTTTTCCACTTCAATTAGGTCTGGGTTCAAATAAGCAAAGCCAGTTTCTTCCATATTATTCTTTGACTCCTTTTGCAAATAAGCTTTGACGTCGCTCGTGTAATTTATCCATAAACATTTTATAAGTCTCTTCTACAAAGTAATCAGTAGCTGCTTTGGACAATTCGGTACCTTGATCCATTGCCTGTATTACTCCCTTAAGTATTCCTACATCTCCATGGAGAGCATATAATTTAAACAAAGTCTTTCCTTTAATCTTGAACAATTGTTTAGAGTCTTCTTCTAGGGTGTAATAAACATCAAAGCCCTTCTCTACAGGTTCTTTTCTGATTTCCATATCAATATGCGCTTAGTTGATCTCCAACATACCACACCATTGCAATCAATGCAGCAAGTGGGAATGTTAAAAATGTGATTTGTTGTACTAGTGTCATGTTAATTCTCCAATGTTTAGGAATCTCATACTGTAGCTCTAGTGAAGGTGTACTCAATCTCTACTTCGATCAACACCCAATCTTCTCTGTTCTTTACTTTGGTTTTAGAAAAGTCCTCTTCAATAATATTCCTAGCAGCGTACATTACAGATCTATCAAATGAATCATAGACTCCACATGCATATCCATATCCTTCGCTGTATATTTTAAATTGAGGTTGAATCTTTAACCATTCGTGAGTCTTTTTATTCTGATAAGCAAAGCGTCGTTCTTTCGTATTATTTTTTCTTTTTTCTAGTGGTGTAATCAACACTTATGATTACGTAAAGCAAAAATTCTTTTCCACATTCATTACACTCTACATGCTGTTCGTCTTGGGTGTCATTAAATTCCCAACTATCTGTAAACTCATACCGACAATAAGGGCAAACTACTTCGTCTGTGTGATCGTGAGGGAAGTCGTCGCTAGGTATAATTTCGTCGTGTGCCATATCATTCTTCTTTTTGCGTATTGTCCTGCAGTCGATCTAAGACTACAGGGTTTAACAAAATGCCGTTGTAAGCTAGTGTTTCTAGCAACGCTACTGCCGTTTTCTCGATTACAAGATCACCGCATCCGTTCACAGCTTCGATGGCTTTCCTCAAACCATGATAATTTCTAAAGTACAGCTCGTCTCTTTTTGATTCGAATTTATAACTCATATTATTCTTCTTTCAAATGAGGTGTTCCGAAGTCTACCTCATCCAGGTTTGGTTTTTCTCTATCAGCTAATCTTTTATTCAGCTTCCTCCATTCCTCCAATCGCTTGATCTCGATCTCGTAGTCCTTGCGTTGTTGTTTAACTGCTTCGATATAGCTGTACACATCTTCAAAGAATACGATCTTGTGTTCTGTCGGTGGTAGGCCTCTTTTCTCTTTAAATGCATTTAATCTCTCATAAATCTCATATTCTATCTTTGTTACGAGACCATCTCGTTCTAGTTCCCAACGATTCTCGAATACTATGATAGGGCAGTGGTTGTTGACCTGTGCAAATGTAATCTCTCCATCGTCAGTTAGTGAGTGATGTATGCTATCGCACAACTGCTCGAAAGCCTGAGCATTGTCGTAGAAGCCGCTGAACATATCAGGCTCATGCAGCATAGCGTATCTATCTTCGCTATCGTACAGGAACTTGCAGAGTGTGGCAGCCGCTTTGTATTCAGGATATATATGAGTATCCGCATCAATCAGGAGTTTGATCCTTTTGATGGCCTCCTTATGTTTTGCCTCTAGCACTTCAATAAAGTCAGTCATATTATTCTTCTAATTCAGATACTACAAAGATCTTCCAATCTACATCTCTTTCAGACTCACACATTACTATGTTAAGAGTGTCTTCAGCTTCTTCTCGTGTGCCGTGAAATACATCATGACTGTGCACCATATAAGTGCAAATGCCACCATCTTCATATTGGTAACCGATAACATAGTTGAATTGTTTTCCCATATTATAGTTCTTTGCTAACATTATTTCTAGTCAAGGTATTAAGAAGGCGTACAAGAAGAGGTCTCTGCCACTCATCAATGTGCAGTTTCTTGTTCAAGCGATTTTTAAACCAGCTGAGAAATTCTTGGTTAATTTCCATATTATTTGAAGTTAAGTAATGCGTTAGTATTGAGTTTGAAATAATCAGCAACATTAGCTAGCTCAGCTTTCCATTGCTCTGGATCATAACTATCGTGTATCTGTTGTAATCGACCCACCAATGCACTGTGCAGGTGAGGAACTACACCTTTCGTAACTAATCTTGGCCAACTAATAAAATTTTCATCCCATTCTCTAGAATACTCATCATCTCCGATAAGGCAACCTGCTGCACATTTGAGGCCTCCATCTCCTCGATATGCACACGAAGCACCCACGAGCGCCTGTGCATTTTGTTTTAGAATGTGTGTTGCAACCTGATCAAATACTTCTTGTTCGGTTGCGTCTTTTAATGTTTTAAGTGATATCATAATAAAATTTGCGTGTAAGATGCGCATCCCCTCAATTGACTAGTTGTACGTTCCGTAATCGTCAGGCTGCATAGGATCGTAGCCTTCCATTATCGCAAAGAACTTTTCCCTTGTCATTTTACCTTTATGTTCGGAAACAGCACATGCGATGCTTTCTCCATAAACTCCACCAAGTTGCTCACGTATAACATCGTCATCGCTGAAGTCCAGCATACTGATATCGTAGCTGATCTTCATCAACTCGTTAGCGCCAATCTTCCATCCACGTTTAATGAGTTTATTTACTCTGAACAACGCACATAACGGAAACCCGCTACCTGCGTAATGCAGCTCTTTCGCAAGGATAGACTCTAGACTGAACTGATTGAGTACCAGTCCATCGTCGTGGGTATAGTAGTTTTTGGTGTGAGCAAAATCAAATGTCTTGTGGATCTTCTCTACATCCCCACAGAATCTGATCACTATCTGTATTCCTGAGGTGAGCGTAATAGCGTTCTTTGAAAAGTAGACTGGTTGATATGCACCTACGACAGCTAACTCCCCAAGCTGCTTTAAAGGCTTCATGGGAGTGACCGCAGGTATTGTTACGCCTGAGCCGTTGAACTCTATTGGTGTGCTAGGCCGACCTGCCAACGCCACATAGTATCTAGTAAGACGCCGCGCTGTATCTACACTTCTTAGATAGATGTCATAATCGTTTACAGGCTCATTCAGGAGCATGCTACTGATACACCCTCCAGTTACAATGAGATCCCGCTTAACAACTCCTCTAATGCCAACGTCAGTGATCGAAGCTGTCCATTTTTCAACTGTATCTTTAATGTTTTTCTGTATTTCTTTTTTGTTCATATTTTTACCAGCTTGAGCGATATTCGATAAACCACTTTTTTGCGTCAGGATTCTTGAGAATCTTGTCTAGCTTATCCACAGTATTCCGTAAATCCGTGGTATACCACTCATCATACTCGTAAGCACCAAAGAAGAAGCCTCTGGTCGCAGGCAATAACTCTGGAGCGAGACTAATGTCTGCTAGTACCTTTTCACAAATGTCTTTAAGCTTTTGAAGCTGTTCAAGGCTAACGTGTCTGGTCTGACACTCGTCTAAGCCGTCTTGCACATGCTTAACAAACCAGCCATGAATAGCGTTGGCCTTGCGCCAGTAAGCTATTTCAAACGATAGGTTCTTTGGAGTAAATTCTCCCAAACCTCGAGGCGCAGTTTGTTTGATGCTGTTTATCAGCGCTATGTTGTTGTCGTCATACTCCGAAATGTATAGTTCGGCAGTCAAGTACATGTCTAATCCCATAATATTATTCGTCTATTTTTTTCTTTCTTGTTGAATACTCAATAGTTACTACTCTTTCCCACTTGTAGGTGTTCCCACAACTCTCGCAGTCAAATTCTCCGCATTCCCCATCCAGTTCCCAAGAGTCTGAAACCTCTTCTTCGCAGTATGGGCAGACAATTTGATTTGTAAAATCATGGTCAATTTCTTTACTCATGGTTTTCTCTATGTCCAGCACTAATTTTTTTTGCCATAATAAAATGTGCGTGAGAGATGCGCACCCCCTTTGTTTTTTCTAGAAGTCGCCTCGTGCGACCTGCCATACCTGCAATCCCATTTCTCTCAATGCGTCAACAACCTGCTGACGATCGTCTAAAACAAATGAGACATAGTACTCAGGAAGAATATCTCGTTTGTAGATCTCTTCCTTCACAAGACTATCTTTACGGTTATCCCCTGTCTCCCGCATATATAGAATATAGCAAGAGTCACTCAACTCGCATTTATCGTGCAGCCACCTCTTGGTCTCCGTTGCGCAAGAGTCTTCTCTACCGCTTACAAATATAAGCTTGTATCCTGCTCTACGAAGATTCTGGATACAGTCTAGCACACTAGTATTTACTGCATCTTCGTAGCACTTCTCGAGTTCAAACGGTCCCCTGCTTACATGAATAGCTAGTGTACCATCGAGGTCGCAGACAATCGCAGGAGGCAAGTTTTCGTTGTTAGCTACCTTCGGCTTGTTAGGCAATACATACTTGTTGTACATGTCGATGATAACCTTATCAGGCACTTGATTGGTTCTATTACGGTTACGTAATAAACATTCGGATAATGAGACATCAAAGTCTTTAACTTCGAAATCTGCGCTACAATACTCAGCAAGCTGCTGAATACTCGTGATATGATGACTCGCGAAGTTAGTATCATCAACAACGACACTATAACAGCTAGTCAACGCCATCTCGATAGCTGCATCTCGAATCAGTAGAACCTGTCGTTCATTACCTTTACTCCAGTCGCTGTCGTGCATCATGAGCCTAAGATCATCTTTATTGATCCTCATCCACCCTGAGTTACGGCTAATAAAGTCTTTAGCCCATGTGCTTTTACCACTGGCCGGGAGGCCTCTGAGAACAATTACTTTAGTTTTCATATTTAATTTTTTACCGCAATTGATGCATCATAGTTCATGTATTTGAATATTTCGCCTGCGTATCTATCATTCTCTTCTTTGGTGATGACCAGCTTATCGAAAACCGAATAATCCGGATTCGCTACCAGGCTGGTCAGATCGCTACAACACGTAATTTGAGTCAATTCAGGATTATATCCAGTCTCACTCAATACCAGGAAGTCAGAGTCTTTTTCTATAGGTAAGTAGAATAGATTTTTAACTCTAGGCAAGGCTATACCCTGGTTGAACCAGTACGCTTGAGAGCACCAGTACTCGGCTATGTATCTGTCTGCTGTATTTAAAGCGTTTGGGCGTATCAAACCTCGTACATAACTACTTTTAAACCAGAAGCAGTTGCCTTTAAAATGTCTGTACCACATACTACCTACAAGGTCTGCCCCTTTATCCATATGGGCTATACAGACTTCGCTGTGGCACACTACACCATAGAGCATATATCGCAACCAGGCTAAACCATTCATGAATTCGGTTTCATCCACTTTACTTGCACTCTTGCAGTGCAGATATAGTCCGTAGAATTCGCTGGTCTGACTATCAACCCAGCATTTATCTAGGGCAGGATATTCGAATTTATCTGAATAGGATTCGATTACCTGTACAGAGCTGGTATCGAACCCATTTAAATTCAAGCATGTCTGTATATAGGCAAAAGAAGAGTCTACCTTAGGTAAATCTACATTTTTACCTATGTATATTCGAATATTCATGTTGAAGACTATTAAAAAGCACCCCTGAACCTTGAACCGTTCAGGGGTGCTATACTATTATTTAACTATCACTACACCGAGTAGTATCGAGGATATTACTCCTGTAAGAAAACCTATCAAAACACCGAGCAATAGTAGCCCGTAGCGTAGAATAGGCTTATCAGTTTGGAACGTTTTCATTTTTCCTTGCCAGGTAGTTTTCTTGCTCTTCCTCCAGGCTAGCTACAGCCTTCTTGAGATGCATAAGATGGGTAGACCAATCGTTGTTGTGATCTTGCCCATATATCTTTACTGAGTTGTGTACATAGTTTAGCGTCCACAATATATCATTAACGATTTTCTTTTCCATGTTATTCTTTTTCTCCACAAAACGAACAAGTTTTGAAGTCTTCTCCTTCATGTGGAGCATAAACACCTGTGTTACATTTAACGCAGTGGTTTGTTACATGGATTTCTCCGTTGTCGTCAGTATACTGGTAGGAGGTACTATAATTATTCATTACTGCTCCTGAAGGAATGTCTCTTGTACAAGCCAGTCCAGGATTGAACGTCTCGGAGCTGCCCTTGCGTGTTTTAATGCTCACCTCAGGCAACTCTACTCTTGCAGGCTTCAACGGTAACTGGGGACCGTTAAACGACTGACTTACTGCAACCACACCCATGGCCGCTAGCGATATTAATAATATTGTCTTCATTCTAACCTAATTAATCTTGTTTTGTTTCTGGAGAGAAGAATTCGATAAAGGCAGGTGTATGCTCTCCAACATACGCTCCTTCAATGTTAAAAGCGAAGTACTCATAAGCATCCTCTTCACTCATATCCCGCATCAGTATTTTGATACACTTCTGTCTGTCAAACACGGCGATAGGTTTGTCAAACTGAGTAGCTACGCCTACGAAAGCTTCCTCAAAACTATCAGCCAGTAATATTTCTTGATCTGGGTAGTTTTCATCTACCCAGCTGTCAATCTGTTCTTTTAGTTTACTCATTTTTCAACACTTGTCCTTTCTCGTAGCATCTCTTCTTCTGTTGTTAGATCTTTGTCGTACTCAAAGAAGCTTAGAGGGAATTTATTATCTGGGAATTCCTCCAAACGCGTAGTGCACCAGCTGGAGCATAATCTTAAATCAGAGATCGTATAATCTTTATCAACTTTCAAAAGCTCTTTGGCATCATCAACCATATTCTTGAACCAGAACATGTGTGTACCTTTGAACTTCACTTTGCTACCAATTTTGGGCCACATTTTCAAATCTGACATAATATTATTAAATGTTAACTTCTTCTAGCTCTCTTGTTCTGATCTTAATTGTGTTATTGAACCGTGGAATACCGTCACTGCTGAGATTCTGATACTTTACAGTTGCCTGCAAACCCAGAATCTCTAGACGACGAGTCCACAATCTTTTCTGATATTCGATTCCACCTACAGGAACAGAATCGAATTCTTTACCGTCAGGCATTGCTAGCCGAAGGATGATACAACCTTCACGACTACCTTTACCGTCTTTATAGCCCACTATCTCAAACTCCGCGTCATGGAACTCTTTTCTTTTCAGTAGGTCTTTTGTACGCTTATGTTGGTATGGGCTGTTCCACGTGCGGATCATCTGGCCCTCGTACCCTTCAACCATATATTGCTGATAGATACTATCTAACTCTTCCTGGTTGTGGGCAGGTGTAGATTCCGCAGCTTTTATATAATCGCCAGCAGCCTCTTTAACAAGAAGCCTATAGTCCATCTGCCTTTGATTAAACAGGTGGTCCCTTTTTGTGATGATGTCGTACATATGGTACTGCACGCTTTGCTTGCATTTCTCTATATCTTCAGGTGAAGCTTTTGGCTGCTTTACGATACTCACAATTTCCTCAAACTTATCTTTAAGCTCATGCGAGTACATCTCTCCGTCCAAAGCAAGAAGATCAGGATATTTATCAAACAACGGCTGAGCAGCGTCTCTGATGTGTTGTAATGTAACAAAGGGCTTCCACTGTCTGCTGAATGCCCCTTCTCGTGTAACGATACATCTCAACCCATCTAGTTTAGGCTGGCTGAACACAGGGAACACTAGCTTATCTTTGTAGTCCGCATAATCCTTAGCAAGCATAGGATCCAGCCGCAAAGGATTGGCACCATCGAGACTATCCACATCTTGGACATATCCCTCATCCAATTTCTTTTGCCACTTGGCTTGGGCTTCAGCTTCTGCCTGCTCTTCAGGAGTAGTTTCATTCTTCTTACCTATGTTTTTACCAAGACACCTGGTAGGCGCATTGATTATTTTCTTACCGTCTACCTGCCCACTGACTGTGTGGTAATATCCATCTTCTACGAATATCTGCCACTCTTGGGTAGCTCCTGTGGATGTCTTTTTATATAGTTTAGGTAGTTCCATACTACTTACGTGTTCTTGTGACTGTTACAGTCTTGCGAATCGTTACATTACCCTGCTTCACTGTTCTTACACGCTGACTAGTTGTTTTTTTCATTGAGTATGGTCTTTCTGTAGGTTAGTTCGTCTACAAATACTTTTTTCAGTACTTCACCTATGTGATGTTGTGTTGCTAATATTGCTTCAATGTGATCTGTATCTAAAGAGTCCAGTGTTTTCCATTTTAAAGGTTCACCACCGCCACACCCTCGGGTACCCCAATTAAATGAGGTACGAATAATTTCGTGAGGATCATCGGAATAAACAGAAGCATCTGCAGCAGGTATCTTATTCACACTTCTCCTCACATAGCTTATACCGCCATCAAGCATATACTCCTCTCCGTTAGCGTCTGTGTGTGTTACATAGTCGTGAGTATTCATCGACTGTAGTCGTGTACCGTCAGGAGTGACGATTGCATTTACTAATAGTTTTCTCATTTTTTATATTCCTGTACAGGAAAGTATCTGTTGAATTCTTCTATACCTGCCCTGAGCAATTTAAGACCCTCGTCTCTGATTGCCCAGAACCTATTCTTTTCGACCTCAGTCATATGATGCATCAATGGCGCGCTTCCAATTAGCCTTGTATTGATGGTAATATGCCCTTTCTCGATATCAGCCCACATGAACCCGTACGAATACATATAACTCTGCCCGTCTCTAGCTTCAAAAAACGTCACTGTTTCTGTGTCAAACACTTGAAACGTAGCTTTATAATAAGCTTTGTCCACATGTATAGGGTCTATAAGCAACAGTAGATCCTTACCAACAAAGAACTCTTTTGTAGCTCTGTTTGTCTCTTTCGACGGCCAAAGATTCGGTATCTGTAGTTTCTTTGTTATTCCTTTGTTTGAAAAATAGATATCGTGCATTGTTTAACTAAGGTTGTTCTTTATCTAAGTCTGTGGTTGTTTGTGTAGTTTTATCACAATTTACGCATAGCGTACGCCACCAACCTGCTCGGGTAAGGCTTCCTGGATTACCATCTTTCTCACATGTTCTACTACTAATATATTCAGCGAAGCTTGTAACTCCGTCAACATATCCCCAGAAGCGCTCACCAGCCTCGCGAACACTAACAGCATCGAAGCGTTTGAGTTGCTCATCGTTGGCCTTAGAGTATACACTGTAATATACTCTTAAAGTGCCAAACTTTTCTTTGATCTGTGTAAACTTTACTGCCCAGCCAGGGAAGCTGTCATACGTTTTAGGTTCGGGCAGCCGTAGACTGTAAGGAGAGCGATTTAGCCTTTTCTCCAACCGTCGAAGTAATGGTTTAGTCGCGTTGACAACCATCATCCATAGCCTGTCAGCCTTTGGGAAAACAGGCTTAAGTTTCACAGCAGAATATCCTCTACAGGACAGCATCTTACACATGTTACGGATTACCGGTTCCCAACCATCCCCACATTCGATACCCCAGCACATACATGTCTGGGTCATATCCAACTTAGACTCCTGAAAAAGATCAGGATAGTCTTTATATAGCTGCTCTTGTAGTTCTGTTTTCACATTATTAGATTGTTATGTCTGAACTGTCGATTACGGTTAGATTTCCGCCAGCAGCGATATTAAGTAGAGCTATGATTGTTTCAGGTGATTCTTTTACCACAAACCCTTCGCCTGTGGTTAATGCGATGGCTGCTCCCTCATCGTAAGGAGAAAACGCTATTAGATTTTCCGCTTTAATAAAAATCGACTGATTGTCGTCTGCTTGAATTAATTGTAATAGTTTCATTATTCTCTTCCTTTCTTCGTGTCGTACGGTTGATTCATTACCTTGAGACTCCAACAATCTTGCTGGAGTACGGTTGATTTGACTGGCACCACTGGACGAATGACAATTCCTTCAGCGTTCGCTCTACCATTGTCATACTTAGCGTTGTTTGCCAACTCTTGCAGCTCATCAATACTCGGAGACTCTCCCGAGAACTTGAATCTAGTTACTTCAGGAACGTGAGGAATTCCGTGTGTTTCACATATTTTTTTAACTTGATCCCAAGTGAACCATTTGTGATTCGTAACATCCCTGATCTGGAAGACCAGGAAGGTTAGCTCGTCTAGTTTAAGAGGATTCTTCTGAATACCTGGACCGCAAGCTTCTCCCTGTAAGGCCATCTCTACAGGTGCAGCTCTCAGCATTTCTTCAATTTTATACTTCTTGGCTATCTTCCAGAAACTATTACTTTCAGTTTCCACAAACTCTTTGTTTCTCCCACATACACGGAACTCTCCATTTTTGAGTATGAATGTTCCGCTGCTACCGTCACACTTCAAGGTAGCCACGAATTCAACATCAGCAAACTTCTCTGATGTCCTTGCTTCTTCTAGAGCCTGAGGTTCACTACGGAAGTTGTGTTCGTCAGTCTTTCTTAATATGTTAGTAGGGAAGTCTCCTTTCGTTTCTCCTCCAACGGAGGCACTAACGGGAGCCACCCACTTCTCAACACCTAGCCAAACACTTACCTCCATGCCTTCTTCCCAGGTTTCTGGAGGAATGTCTGCTGAGGTTAAGGCTGCTTGCGTTAGTTCATATAAGGGCAGGACTAACCCTGCACTATATTGCCCACGCATCTTTAATGTCTTGATCCTGGTTTTTTCCTCACCAGCATAGGAGTCATCGACATATCTTTTAGGTGCATATGAGTCAGGGAATATCATTACCACAAGATCACCGACCTTGTGTAATCCTTTCTTGACCACAGTATGCCAACCAAGAACCGTGGCTCGTTCAATTCTATCCGCTCCCTCAATAGGAGCTAATTCTAATACTTTCGCTATTGCTGCTAATTTTTCCATATTAGTTTGATGTTAGTCTTTCTTGTTCCCAACAGAAGATTACGTTATCGTAAGCTCCTAGCTCGGCTATCAGGTTATGGTGAATCACTGTCTCCCAGATGTAGTATCTGTTAGCTAGCCCAGCTCCTAGCTTGGATACATAGAACTTGCGCTGCGGGTTTCCTTTAACATGAGACTCAAGCTGCTTCAACTGGCCAAAGAATATTTTTGCATATTCATCTGGAGTATAGCAGCTTTTAGGATTCCCATCTGGAGCTTTTTTAGTTACGAAGCCTATAGCTCTAGGATGGTTCCTTAGCTTGGCTGCTCCTGCCAAACCCTTTTTAATTGTATTATCTCCGAATACAAAATACGCGTTTGGTTGTGAATTTAAAAACTCTTCTGTGACTTCTATATTTTTAAATTTCGCTGACATTTTCTTCTAGTTGTTTAGGTTTCCCTTGAACTTCAGAAACTAGATTATCTAGCATGACTCCCCAAGTTTCCGCAAGTTCAGGGTCGTTTTTATATTCCGCCAGAGCACCTGCTATTGCAAGAGCTCTTTCAAGTTGGTTTGCATAGATGTCTCTTTCTCCTTTGGCTAGAACCCATTGAAATTTAAAGTCTCCGATAGCTGCACAATACCAGCAATCTGGCTGGTTGCAGCTGCAGGGTCCCTTGTTTCTAAGATTCTCCAGTTCTTCTCTGTTCATAACTATTATTATTGTTGCTGCCGTATTCTGCTAGTAGCTCATGTACCTTCGAGAGCCAGCGCCTTTTCCAACCTGCGTTATATGGTCCTACAGGGGTATATATTTCTATTATGTCTTTAGCTCCATCCACAAGACTCAATAGTTCTAGGTATTTCTCCGAGAGGGTTGAACGTGTGTTTTTAGAACATTCCTCACAGGATAGAATCGACGGTACAAAATGTACGCATGTAGATCTGTCTACACCGCTATTGAGATCGTCTAGATCAGACAATAGCTGAGATGCGTCATCTCGCTGTTTCTCTACAACGGCTAGTCTTTCTTTGACTTTCTCTAGCTGTAGTTTTGTTTTCTCCAATTCAGTCCTCAGTATTGCGATAGGGGAAACCTCTTCCATAAGCTTCATACCTTCATCGTAATTACCAGAGTATATCAATACACCATCATCGAACACTTCAAAATGTGAAGGTTCTTTGGGTGGGTGATTATGATTCCAGTTTGCTCTTCTCATTATTTCTCTCTTTCTCCACATGAATAGCCTTTCGTGTGTTTGTTATCTCTCTGTCGATATACCAGATAGCCTTGTTAAGATCTTCTATCATTCTACCTTTGTCTTTGCAGCGCCAAATGTACTTTAAGGCGTTACCTAGACAGAAACTCAAGTTGAGTTGTTCGATAACATCGATACACTCAATCTCTCCCTGGTTATAGTGGTCTGGATGGTCTACGTTACTCATATTTAGTCTAGGTGGTTGTAAGGTGTGGGACCGTTGTAGTCCCAATAGTCTGGAGGATCGGGGATATCCACTTCGTCGTGAAAATTACAGTTTTTACAAAGAACCTCACCATTACCTACGTCCAGGATGTTCCCGCATGTAGGACACTCAGGATCGTCAACTAGGTTTGGGTCTTCGTCGTCTGGGAAGCCTGTACTTAACATATTATTGTTCTCCTTTTAATTTTTTAATTTCCTGCTTCAACCGTCCTATTTCATGCTCAGCTTCCAATAGAATAATCTCAGCAGCTACCTCATAGTCTGGCTTGAGTTGAGTAAGCTCTTTGTTTAGTTTTTCAAGACTAGTGATTCTGTCTTGCATTGCTCTGTATGTTTCCCAGGTTATTGTGTATGCACTCATATATTTATAAAAGAAAAGGCGGGTAGAGAATAATCCCTACCCGCCCTGTTTATTAGGGGGAAATATTACTCCTCAAGATGAATTGTCCAGAGATCGTTTACTAGGTTTCTATTACCCATGTACTCGAACGGAATATAGCAGAAGCCGTGATCTCCCCATCCCGTACCCCAGCTATTCTGAATAATGAAATAGTTATGTCCACTGATAACTTTCCAACCGACGCAAAGCATGCAATGCCCGCCAAGCTGACCTTCACCAGCATGAGGCATAGGTACAACACCGTTCCTTGCCACAGCAGGACTTTCAAAGCTATCAAATAAAATAGCTCCGAATGTGAAGGGATAACCTTCGAACAAGCACTGCTGCATATCATGAATCAGTCCGTCACTAATCCTGCGATACTGTAGTGTTTGGTGCTTGAGAGCTTCTGCATAGATGTCTGGTGTAGGTTTGACAGTAAACTTCGCAATGTCGTAGTGCCACTTTTCTTCTTGCACAACGCCATACAGTACGGCGCTTTTCAAAGCATTCCGAACCATTGCCCCAGAATCTTCATTTACAGTGTTCTCAATCTGCCTAGTTGCATAGTACGTGAACAATGGAGCCGGTGTGAAATCTTGAGCCTTTTGTTTATTGCGAACAAAATGCACCATTTCTGTTGTACCAAAAGCTGTACAAGCTCCCAGCTGCCCTTGATCGAGTACAGGCGGACACCACGGCCTGAGATCTGTGGGTGTGAATACTTTGGGAGGAGTGGCTTTTGCCTTAAACGGTTTGTCTCTGTCGTCGTGCTTATCTTTAATCCATCCGTATTTTTTCATATTTATTTGTTTGTTTATTTACTATTCACTGACATTGGTTGGCCTCCCAGGGCTCGAACCTGGAATAAGAGATTCAAAATCTCCTGTGTTACCATTACACCAAAGGCCAGAAAAGTTAAAAGTTAAACTCTGTCGTTATCTCTGACGCGTAATAAAGTGCCCTTACCATTTTACCGTCTGGTTGAGGATGTATGAACTCGTAGAGTGGAGGATCGACTGGTTTGCCTTCCTCATCTCTTTCGTATGTCTTGATGCATTCAGCTATACCGAAGTATGAGCCGGACGCTTCTTCTTTATCTTCGTAATCTATATAGTAGAATTTACCTACTTTAGGTTTTATGTCAGGTTTCATGCTATTTAATATCAATATATCATAAACTAAGTGGTGGGTAGTGTGGGGATCGAGCCCACCCAGCATCTCTGCGCCAGATTTACAGTCTGGACTGTGTCCTTAACAGTATAACTACCCATATGCTCCTGGAGTAGGCCTCGAACCTACAACATCGAAATTAACAGTTTCGCGCTCTACCATTGAGCTATCCAGGAATAAATTGTCTAGTCTCTCCCAGTGTCGCACCACTCTAGGCAGGTGTCGCCATCCCAGTCTTACTGGTCCGTGTCTCTCCACGCCGTTGTCACACCACTTTTTCGCCCGAGTAACCCGGACCACACATACCGGATTAGTCCAGTATGGCAGGTGTCGCAATTCTCAGCAGGATTTACGGATTGTTACATTCCAATCACAATCTTACCTATATACCAGGGGGGTCGTGGTTACTGAGAAAAGAAACCTTGAGGCCTCTCTGTTGAGTGCAACAGAGGAAGGATCTCAAGGCATAAATTGGTTGCAGGACCAGGAATCGAACCTGGGACCCCAGCTTATGAGACTGGTGTTTTACCACTTCACTATCCCGCGATTAAAATGTTAAAGAGCTGAGCTTGTCTGGTTTAGCAAACAAGCTCGTTACTGTTTCTACACATGGCAGATCAGCTTCTATCAGTATTCTTTATTTCATCTAAGGATGCAACAAAAATTTACCGTTAGTCAGCTATCAGCTTCATCTTTTTTAGTAGTCTCCAGTAGGTACTACCAACTATCGGGTCATCCTTACGCTTGTTAACCGTAGCATTAGACCAGTGTATGGTTGTTATGTCATCAGGTATTTCCATATCCTCGAAAAAAGGACCATTATCTCTACATCCTAGATCCCATGCAGTGGAAAGATCTATCGAACATTCCTCAATATTACCGTAGGTTTGCTCTAGAGCTTCTCCCATAAGTCTCATGGATATGTTCCAATCTATCCCATTCCATAGAGTATCCTTATGTATTACCTTCGATGTCTTCTCGTAGGCCCGCTTCGTGAATCCCTCGCCTGCAGGACATTTCATTATGTAGGGAGCTACACAGGTATCCTCACCCTTCCATACAGGCATCGCAACACTATTCTTGAAGCACAACGGAGTTAGATGAGACACATCCATTTGAGTATAGATTCCTCCATACTTATCAAGCAGTTTTAGCTGGAATTGATCTGACCAGTGAGACAGTGAGCCTTTGCCTCCGTTAGGTAAACAATCTAGAGGCTCCCCATCATACCTGAACATAGAGCTCGATGGCAATATGTCACCAGCGTCTCTATTTACTACCCCTTCTGGGGTATTCTCAATAACTGCATACGACCATAAATGTACCTCATGTCCATGCGAAAGCAGTAACTTAATTGTCAACTTCTCGAGTAAACTTAAAGCACTACCAACCCAGACGCAATGTACGATATGATTGTCTTTAGTCATTGATAATCTTCTGTATAAACTCCGTTATGCTGATCAGATTCAATACTTCTTTTCTATTATTATCCAGGAAAGCGTAACTCAATTCTTCAGGATCTGAGACGTTCATACGAACTTTATCTCCTTTACGCACAATACCACATCCGTAGTCTGTATCCACCACACATATTTCCAGATCTGTTGTGTCTCGATGTAGTTTGTATAGACTTCTCCAGACAGTACCACACCAGTGCGGCTGCTCAAATTCTTCATTAGGAGGACTGCAGTCATGCAATACGATAACTCCTGAAGGTGTTAGTCTATCTAGACTGTTCTTGATATCCTTGTCGACCTGTTCTTCAGTATGTAGCCCGTCGATTAGAATAATATCATACAATACATCTTTATTGATATATTCAAAGTAGATGTCTGAGTAGGTCTGATAGCCCATACCTTGCGTATAGCTGCCTGGCCCCAGCGCAGGATCTACCCCATGCTTTAGTTCACAGATGATCTTATTGAAGTTTTCTTCAGTATCCCTAACACCTACCTCGAGATAACTTGAAGCATTATTGTGTTTGGCTAATAGGTTAATTATGTCTGTTCTAGTCATACGTTTAGTTTTATTTAATTTTAAACCAACGGCCATTTTTTACGCTCTTCAGGACCTAGCTTTTCATAAACTCCTTCAATATAACCATCAACCAGCACACTGGCCATGGCATACTCAGCACTATTAGAGTTTAAGATATTACCAGATGCATTGTCCCAATAGATCTCTCTATCTAGAGGTACTGGTTGATAGTCTACAACCTTGAATTTTCCTAGGTCGCATTTTACCAAAAAGACCCTGCATCCGTTTTCATTATATAGCAGAGCTACCCGACCTGTTAATGTTTCGTATTTCTCTTGCATTATTAAAAGTGGTCGTGATGGAAGGACTCGAACCTTCGATAACTTGCTCCCAAGGCAAGTGCCATAGCCGCTAGGCGACATCACGGTTAAAGTTTATCTAACCTGAAACAAATATTTGAAGTTTTACTGACCTTTAAGTTTTTATTTTTTGCAAAGTCGTCCGCTGCTGCTATCACACTCTCCCATCGAGGCTCGTAATCATGACCAGCTAGTACACCTCCAGTTTTTAGCTTAGGGTACCAGCTTTCCAGGTCAGCTGCGACGTCACTATACTCATGGGATGCATCTATGAATATAAAATCAAAGAATCCATCTCTTATCACAGAGGCTGCCTCTACAGAACGCATTCTAACAGCCTGAAAGTAACCAGCTGCAGGTTTCATATTATCTAGAAAGATATTATACAAACTATCATCCATAACCTCACCGAACCCTGCGTGCTCTATGCTACCTAGCCAAGTATCCACGCAGTAAAATTTAATATCTTTATTTGAATTGGCTATCTCTACAGCCATGTATGCGCTGCTTTTACCTTTCCAGGAGCCTATCTCTACAAAATTAGCTCCGTTCGCTGCAGAGGCCACCATCTCTGAATAGATATCCTCAAAGTCAAACCAGCCTTGTATATCTTGGTAAAAGTGTTCCATACAGCTATTCAGATTTCTCTCTGGCTACCTTCATACCTACCCATGTGCCACAGAATGAACCAAGGCATGAGGGAATCAATAGCCAATGATTTGCGATGTACTCTATAGCTACCACACTAGCTGTAAGATTTATAAACATGGACCAGGAGCTAGCCAGTAGAGGCTTCTCCTTTTGTACAGCCTTCAAGTAATAGGTGTAGGCTACGTTTATTATAAATACAGATAAAAATGTGAAGATCCAGGTGAACATAAAAGGGGAGCCTTGCACGGGACTCGAACCCGTAAAGAGGTTTCCCTCATACTCGATTACAAATCGAGGCCCTTAGCCAATTCGGGTCAACAAGGCGTATTGTTAGGCGCACCAGATTGCTCCAGTGCGCCTAACAGATTACCAAGGCCTGCTACTTAAAGCAAGCCATCTTCTTTCATTTGTTTGTACTGCTGCTGAGCCAGTACAAGACCTTCAGGAGTGTACTTGTACCTTCCTGGAGTATCGGTAGGTTCTAGGAAGCCTTCTGTGACCAGATACTGCATTGCTTTCTTAGCCTTGAGTTCCATCTCAGCGAACAACTTTTGAATTTGTTCGTGTTGTTGGTTATGCTCTTGAGGCTTGTCGTCCCAATTATCTTGATCTTCTTCATCCATATCACAGGATTATCACAAGACTACTTGGCACGTAAAGCCTTTTTAGCTTTCCTTGCAGTCCAGTCCGCGAGATCTGTATCGCACTTAGCTATTTTCTTTTTAATTCCTTCTAGCTTAGTCTCATAGCGCACAAGCAATCTAGCGATGATCGATGACACAGTTTCGCTAACAGCTGCCGCCTTCAACTCAGTTTGCTTAGCATTATTCTTTCGAATTGTGACCCAGGCCCTCTTGGCTGACTCGCTGCGCTTATTAGCGGCTTCCTTGATAGCATTATTCTTTCGAATTGTGACCCAGGCCCTCTTGGCTGACTCGCTACGTAGTTCAGATGCACTATCTTTTCGAGGTTTCGCTTTCCTTTCAGGAAGGCTATATAGAGTTTCACCGTCTTTACTCTTTTTGGTTACCAGTTCACCTGATGCTACCATTTCCCTCACCACACGCATTACCTGCTGTTCGGGGGTTTCATTCTTGACGACTTTATTGATTTTTTTCGAATACATAACTCCAATAGCGGCTAGTTGTTTTGTTTTGTTTTGTGTCCCAATATAGGCACCTTGCAATGTACGGGGGAACGTTCCACATATTACACATATCCACCCAATGGGTTTCTATGTCTTTATACTTCTTACTGTCCTCAACCTGATCCAAGCCGTACGCTTGAAACATATGAGTATCCAGGCAAACTACCTTTGCTTCGGTAGGGTAGCACATCTCTAGAGCGAAGCTAGTTTTCGCAGGTCCAAGCCCTAGAGTAATCTTTTTTAATCTGTCTCGCAGATCCATCCAGCTTTCATTTTTACCTTTTCTGTACTCGGAGGGATTCTTCCAGAAGTTGTAAGCAAACTCTTTCAGATATTTTAATCTATTATTCTGCATACCTACACGGCTATCATCAATAGCCTTGTGCAGTTCTTCCCATCTGTTTAACCAACCCCACCAGTCTTTGATTGCATTATATCCTGTAACGTTAGCTTTCCAGGATGTATGCACACTCATAAAAGAAAACAGCCAGCGTTGGAATAGCTGGCTGTCGTTCTCTGGGGATATGTCCTCCCAGTAATCTCGGTATACTGGAACTTTAGAGTAGTCTAGCTCTCTAAAGAACTTTTCTACTTCTGTGTATTTTACTTTTCTTTCCGCACGGACAATTTTGTAGTCTTTGTCCCAGAAGATGTACTGAGGATCACTATCGGCGGGTGGTGGCAATGCATTTTCATAGCTGCTTAGGAAATCAAGCTGCATCTTTACTCATAGTTGATTTGTTTTTTTACGCTTCAAGTATTCTGCTATAAGTAGTCCATCTGCATCTTTTTTAATATCCAACTTCGGGAAAAGCCTCTTGCCTATATCCAGGCTGGCTTTCTTGAGCTCATCACTACCTTTGATGCCGTTAGGTAATAGAACTTTCTGCCATTCTTTGCTATCGATATATTCATACGCCCACATAGCCTTCTCCAGAGCTATCAGAGTCGCCTCTAATGCTCGAATTGCGCTAAGAGAAGCATTGAACCTGGCGCTGTTGACCATAGGTCTTTCAAGTCCCACTATTACTTCATGGTCGTTAAAGTCAGCCACAATATCTCCAAGCAAACCACACAAGCCTGTGTAGTCTATTCTTGAAATATTCTTGGCTTCTTTGGTATAGCTGAGCTCTTTTTTAACAGGCAGCTTGTATAGTCTGGCCTCTCCTTTGTCAGGAACCACACCAATACCGTTGCTTGTCACACCGTTGTCGAATCCTATAAATAACATACAGTTAGAAAGCTACAACAGGGGTCGGACCTGCTGCAAGCTCTTTTAGACTATTTTTTTCAGAAGCTCTGCTACTCTAGAGTAGTTTTTATGTGAAGCATTTCTAAGAGCTAGGTTGTTTTTGAGCCACCTGGCGTCGTCGTTGTGCTTCACTTTTTTCCTGTATATCGGAAGATCCATCTTCGATATCAGTTTCTCTATTTCAGAGAGCGTCAGTAGATACTCGTTACGCATCTCTTAGACTCCAAGATACTCCAGCTCACTAGGAATAAGCCTGTCTAGTGCTGTTGACACACCTACAGCATAGCTGAAGGGGTCATCCGGAGCACACTCACTACTTACGCAGACATACTCTCCTGAGGGTCTCTGAATCACCACATGAGTATATCCTCCCTTCGCTGCGAAGAAGTAGTTTGGATTCTTCCTGAATGTAGAAGGTACCGCCATCAACCTTAGCCCAGGTCCCACATAACGCTGTCTTAGATATACAGCCCAACGCATATGCTTCACCCTCACTTTATGTCCGGCAGCTTGAAGCTTCTCAACTGTCACTCCGTTTTTTGTAGGAGAGACAAGCTTGCCCGGCTTTGGTCTAGATGGATAACTCCAGCTATTGCCTGTAACAACATCGGTTTTGGTTACGATGTTATTTTCTGGGTTGTAGCTGAAACTATAGGTTCTCTTTTCTTTACTCATTGTCGTGACTGTATTGCTGTTCTGGTTGATCTACATCTAGCTCGCTTTTCTTTTTGCGTCTAGTTTTGTTTACTTCTGCGATTTCCTGTTCTACTTCAGGAGGTGGCATATCAGGAATACCGAAGGCCGTTCTGATTTCTTCTTTAGCTTCAGGACTGCTTTTGATAAGCATCCCTAGTTCTTGTTCTCTGTATTTCTTGTCAGGATCTATCTTACCTCGGATAGGTTCCGATCCCTCTACGTCAATACAGTATTCCATACCTGCTTTTCGCCAGTTATACCAACCACCTGTTTTACCTACAAGTGGAGGATATTCTTCCCCCAGCTTTCTTACTAGTGGTGAACTCCAGTCAATACCGCCATTGATATGCACATCGAACTCAATCTTCTGACTGTTACCCTCACGGCCTAGTTTGTTACGCTTTACAGTAAGGGTATGAGTAGATCCGCTCTTGCGATTAACGCCCATATGGTCCTCAGTCAGATTGTCCCTGATACGGGCAACCTTGAACTGATAGGTGCTGTTAAACCTCTGAGCTTCACCACCCAGCAAGGCTTCAGGCTTCTCAGCACCGAATCCTTGCATACCACCGATCTGATCACGCAGCTGATTAGTAGCCACGAACACCATATTCTCACACTCTAGATATGGAATAATGTGACGATAGAAGGCTGCCATCAGCTTGGCATGCTCCCCAGGTTTTGCCTGACCAATAACATCCTGGTCACGCTCATACTCGGTAGCACCGCCAGCGATAGAGTCCAACGCAATCAACATCGGTGTCTTGCCGTCGTTGTATTTTGCGAAGTTCTCGATGGCCATCTTAGCCAGGGTCAATGCTTCTTCGATGCTTTTTGGGTTGTGATAGATCACCCCTGTCGGATCGACACCCTGAAGCGCCATATACCTGAAGTCAGGAGCATTCTCAGTCTCGATCCAGAACATCTTGCCCCCAGCCTTCTGGAAGGTTTTAGCAAGGTCGAACAATAGCGTTGTTTTACTGCAGCCTTTTTTACCATAAAGAAGATAGCACCGACCGTAGGCCATAAACCTACGGTCGAATGCATACTCCATTAATGGATTATCGACGACAATACCTGTGGGTGGCAGCTCCTTGTCTACTGTGTTGAGGTCAAGGTTGACTGCCTCGGTTTTGAATGTTTTTCCAAAACCTTTCTTAATTGAGCTTAGGTATGCTTCGAGATCCATAATTTAGTTTAGTCGTTTTGCGAGATGAAGCGCATAGCTTCTTCCCTACTCATCTTACCCATAGGGTTTGCTGGTAGAGAGGAGATATCTGCTGCAGCTGGCGGGTTGATTGCCTGTGTGGGTGCCTTGATTGTGGCTTTAGGGATTTCAATTGCTTGTACTGCTACAGGCTTTGGAATCTCTCGCACAGGAACTGGAGGAGTCTGGAAGCTGGTTCCCTGCGCTGTTGGTTTTTTCAAACCAGCATATCCACTCATACAGTCATCGAACACATCTGTCGAGTACATCTCCCTCAGTTTTCCAATGATTTCATCGTTGGATTTTGATACGAAGATATTATCCAAGTCGTACAGATAATCGCTATCGGCGAGTTGCTGCGGCAAGGCTACAGGCTGATTGTTCTCAACCTGAATCATCCACGGATTTGCACTGTTTTCTTTTAGTTTCACGAAAACAGGTACGCAGCGCTCAGGATCATTAATAGGCTGACGGGAGTTACCCATAAGATCCTTGCCTTCCAGCCAGCCCATAAGAATGTCTGCACCATTACGTAAAGGAAGATCCAGTACATGTGCCCCAGTACCGAGGCTCTGCGCAAATGCCACATTGTAAACTACACGCTCTGTGGCACGGCCATGAGCAGGATACTTCTTGAACTTCTTGCCGTTAACCTCAACCTCACCGACTTTCGAGTCTTCAGGGTACAGGATACGGAAGTTGTTTGCGAAATACTCTGCAGGATCCTGAGCACGATTAGCTACATAGTACTTTTCCTTGAAGTTAGTGCCGAAGTTGTCGCGGACAGTGATCTTCTTGTACCAAATACCACCACCAGAGTTGTCGGAGCGATAGGCCGGGAGGAAGTATAGATAGGCACCCTCCTGATTCGTGCTTTTATTAAACACTGCACGACGTACGTCTTCTTTGATATATGGTGTTGCGGATGACGTGAGGTTAAGATCGCTGCCTTCGAATTTAAGGGTAGGTTTGATGATTGCCATAATGTTGTTTTGTTTTACTGAATGTGGTCTAGTGTGCTTGTGAACCAACTGTATTTTGTTGGGATTTTGATCTCTAACTCTTTCAATAGTAGATAACTGTTGTCGTAATCTACAAATAACTGTCTACTCTTACGAGATGATGCTTTTGGGCTGCTTATGATCGCCATGAACAGCTTCTTGTCGACATCCCATTCACCGAGCTGAATATCTACAGACTGACAAGCTTTGTCAAGCAGTGCGTAGAGATGTTTCTCAGCCTTTCTTTTCCTAATCGTTTCAATGCGCGCGTTATCTATTTTCTTATATTGAAAACGCATCGGTTATACCATGAAGATCATTTTACTTGTCTTCTGATGTCTCAATTTATTGAGGAACGCTTGCACCATCATAGCTGCAACCACTGTAGGTAGCGTATGACTGATATTCTCTTCTTTCTCGAAAGCTAGAAGACACCCGCCTTCTTCTTGCGAGTCATTGATGTATGGCTCTAGGGATTGTTTGGACATATCCGAAGTGAACATGGCTCCCTGTCTACTGGTACACCTACCATCAATCCAGAACAGTTTGTCATCATTCTTTGCCCAGCCATACTCATACAGTGCCTTACGAAAGGTCATACTGTCAACACAACTAAAGAGCAAATCGTAGTTCTTGAAGTCTTTCACGGTCATCCGTTTCTTGATTCCATTAACCACGTATTTGTCTTCTAGCACAGCTACCTTATGCTTGCCAATATCGTCAAGCTTGAAGTTCTGATGTAACAGGTTCTTTACATCAACCGTGTCGTCGTCGTAGATATCGATCTCCAACTGACTATAGTCGAATTGCTTACGGTTGAATCCGTAGTCAAACAGGATAGCCAGTAGGTTGCTTCCGATACCTCCAGCTCCGGCGATTGCGATTTTGTTAATAGACATTAGTTCTCGAGTAGATGTTTTAGTGTTTCAGTAGGTATGTAGTATATAGCGGTTCTTTCTCCAACCCATTCACTGCACGAGAACATGTTTGTTCTTGGAGCAAAAATAATATTATATTTAAACCCTTGAAACAATTTTGTCAGATCCAGTGTGCTTGGTGTTGGACTGAAGGACGGATGTGTATGAAAACTAGCATACATCGTCCATCCCTCAGCGATTTTATCTAGAACTTTTTCCTTAAGTTCCTGTTGATCAGTTTCATACAGCCCAGCAGCTATACTTTCTCCGCTGTGTATGTTTTTAACTTTAGCAAAAACATAATCGTCGTTTTTGCTGAGTACGATGCCTCCCTCTTCCTCGACAGGGTGAGTGCATTCAGCGGCAGCATCAAGAATTGCAGAGATCAGGTATTTGTTCTTGATATCCATTTTATAGTGCGGCTAGTGCCTTATCCACAGTTTCTTCCAAGCGTGAAGACACGTTGTCTCGCTCAGGGTTATAGTTGTTGTGGACATGTTCTGCCCCAGGTTGAGCTGCACCACGAAGCGTACCAATCTTATCCTGCATGACACTATCGTTCTTCAGAGCTAGTAGACGAGCTGCAATGTCGTCGTAGCCTGCCCCTGCATAGTGCCTGTCGTTAACAATGCAACGATACTGTTTCGTCTCATAGTCATACACCTTGGCGTTCTTGATCACCACAGCGTATGTCCTGAGAGAGCCCTCGATCTTATAAGCGTGTTCACCCATGAAGTCGATGATCTCGGCTTTGGTCAGCTTCACAGCTGTATTCAGGAACTCTTTGGATCTTTTTACAGCAGCTTTCTTGGCTTCGTTGGATACCTCAAGCAGCTTCACAATGTCATCTTTGGTCAGCAACACCGTTTTTGTCTCTACAGGCTTACCTTCAGCATCCACACTCTTTACTGTGAATGTAGCTGCCTCGATAAGAACCTTGATCAGTTCATGCTGACACCAGTCGAAGGTTCTGTATGAATGTATGGTTTGCCACCTGTTTCTGATGAAAACGTTATCAGTCTTTTTGTTCAGGGTCGCTACTTTTTTAACAAGCTTACTCAAGCTAATTTTTACGCTACGCTCTTTGTCGACCTGGATCTTGATACACTTCTCAAGCTTATCAATAACGAATTTCAGCGCAGGTGCGTTAACACCTGCCTCTTCATTCTTATATTCGCTACCAGTTATGGTGTTGTGGATCTTCACAGGGAGTCCGTTGGCAATAATATCATGCCACTTGATACTCATCCTGCAAATACTCTTCAGGAACAACTTGTAGTCGTTTTGAGTTCTGTGGCATGAAGCTCTGTGAATAGCTTTACCAATCTCCTCTTTGTTAATCCTTACCTTGTTGAGATACCGTTGGTAGGTATTCGATACTGAGGGAGTGATTTCAATTCCGTTGATTTTAAAGGTCGTTAGTTCTTTTAGAGTCGCCGGAGCTTCTTCCTCCTCACCCTCTAGCTGAGCGTCATGCTCATTAAGATTAACAGTGACTACTTCCTCTTCAACTTTTTTAGCTGTAGTGGTCATACCTTCACGCTCTTTTGTGAGCTCCTCTTCAATATGCTTGGAGTAGGCTTCTGTGATTGTATAAATATCAAACTCACTATTGAAGTTCAGCTTTTTATACAAAACAGTCAGCAGGTCAGCAGCTTCGATAGATACCTGATCATATGTGGCAGATGTTTTGGTTAGTGTAATATTATTAATTACAGTCTTTTCAACATCCCCACTCATCAGCTTACCCACCACAAGCAGGGTTGTATTCCTCTTGTAGTCTTCTTCGATAGCTTTACTGGCTCTTGCATAATCGGCTTTGTAAGGGTTCATCATCTTTTTATGCATCTTGAGCCTCAAGAGCTCTGCTTCATAAACATTGATAAAACAACCGTCACGAAGCATCTCAGTTAGCGAAGGCTGCATTTCACACATCATGAAGATGTGTGCCACATTCAAGTCATACTCATTCGCTACAACATGTGTGTACGCTTTCTCCAGGTTCTTCTTCTCATACTCTACAGTCTTGATGTAGAAACCTTTGTCTAGATAGTCATACAAAGGCTCATCATTCCTGGCAATTATGGATATGCAGTGTCCGACGGTGTGGTAGTTATCCATTTTCGTACCATAGCTAGTCACAAACCTGTAGGTATAATTACCTTCAGTAGTTTCTACAGGGGCATTACGAATGACCTTTGGTCTGTAGCTCGGGGCAATAGCCTCAGGAACCAGCTTTAGTGTATTTACAAGCTGAGGAGTTGCATTCGTGATCTCATCGAGCGTGTATATGTAGTCTTTATATCCAAGCTGAACATCGTCCCACCAAACTGCTGTAGCGTTACCGACAACCTTAGTGTTATGTACGCGAATATTTTTAACTTTCGCAAACGCAAACATCTTGGCTACACTAGTAAATACACAAGCATTATATAGTGTGTAGTATATTGGTTGGTACTTCGAGTCGTACGTATATTTCAGCTCGATCTCTGCAGGTTTAATCAATTTACTTAGTTGCGAGAACTCTTTATTTATTTTCTTAAAAGAATTAAATGATATATTCATACTATATAGTTGTCTAACAAGTGGGTGTGGCTGCTGCATAAAAAAGCCCCTGGCACACTATGTACCAGGGGCTGTGATGTTACGAGACTAGCGATTACGCTTTAGTACCACCAACCAGAACACCTGTAAGCACGATCTCGGGCTTGACCTGCATCTCTAGCTTGGCTTTGAGGTTATTGATGTTGGCTTCTGAGCGGTAGTTGGCTCCTTCGAACTCGAACTTTTCGCCGTTGATGAATACCCAACGGGCATTGTTCTCAGCATTACCGAGAATGTTGTCAGCTGCCTGATCCAGGGTGAGGTCCGCCATTTCTGTGTGACCTGAACGATCTGCGATTTTAACTGTGTATGTGCTCATGATGGTTGCTTCTGCGTTGTTGTTGTTGACTGCTGCG